GATCCGAACGGCGTACCGCTGGCGAACGGCTGCATCTTCACGTACTCGGGTGGAACGTCAACGCCACTAGCGACCTATACCGATTACACAGGTGGCACCGCAAACCCGAATCCGATTCCCCTTGATTCCACCGGCAGCGCTGTGATCTGGCTCAGCGCCAATGCCTACAAGTTCGTAGGGTTCAGCACAGGCGGCACGAATTGCGCCTCTGGCGTACAGCAGTGGACTGTTGACCAGATCCAGGGATTCATCGGCTGCGGTCCGAATACAGGCGTAGTTTGCCCAATCCTCTGGGGCGGCACAGGCGCGACGACCGCGCAGGGAGCGGCGGTCAACATCGTCAACGGCAATCCAATTGCACCGAGCAGCGTGAACAACGCCAATGTGAACGGCATCATCAACGTTGCCGCCCCGCCCTACAATGCGCTTGGCGACTGCACGGGCTCCGGCTCAACGGCAGGATGCACGAATAACCACGATGCAATCCAGAGGGCAATCGATGCGGCCTATGTGTCGGGTGCTAGTGTATTCTTTCCATCAAATCCCAGCGCAACGACTCAGACTGTCTACTACATCGCAACTGCGATAAATCCTGAGGGTGTGAGCATGTTCGGGCCTCCAGGGGGCAGCGGACCGGGAAATTTCTACCAGAATACGCTGCCTGTCGCCGTTCGCGGCGCTCCGGGTCAGGACGTGTTCGCGCTGGTGGATGCTGCCGATGGCGGAATCGCGCCGCTTCCTTCGTTCGCCATGCGTGATTTCGCAGTGATCTTGGATGACTCGGTGGATGCCTCCGCGAGTTTCCCTTACCGCAAGCCGGGTCGCATTTGCACGGACGTCGTGGCGAATGGTACAGCGGTCATCACCTCTGCGGCACAGTGCTTGTTTCAACCGGGAGACGCGACCTTTAACCAAGCAATCACGGTCGGCTCGACTACAACCACAATACTTTCCTACCAATCCCCGACACAGGTCACACTCGCCACCACAGTTCCGAGTGGAACAGGACTCAATGCCTATATCAGCATTCTTGGGCTCCCTGTCACAGCAACCATCGGCAACTGCGGTTTCGCATATCCTGATAGAGCGGCGACAGCGCCTACAGACGCGGGACCTTTCAAGAGCGACTTCACTAATTTTACAATTGAATCTCTCAGCAATAGCAATAACGTGACCAACACATGTGGCTTCTTCTTTCAGGGCAATGAATCTCCCACATGGACGCGCTGGACCAATGTCGCCGTGAGCGCACAATGGGGATTTGCCTACGTGCCCGCCAGCGTTGCGGTCCCTACGGCCGGCATTTTCACAGGCGACAACGACTTCAATACCTGGCAGAATATCTTGATCTACGCCAAGTATCCCTTCCTAACCTACGGCGCGGGAGACGGGACAATCTCGGCGATGCAAATTGCCTTTGTCGATGCGGGTCCGCAATTTCTCACGGCGTATGGAATAACAAGCAAACCTCATAATTGGGACATAGACCTTCGCGAGATAGAGCCTGATGCAAGTTGCCCCTCCGCCAACACTGCGCTCCGCATGACTGGATACTCGAACATACTACGTCACTATCAAGTAGCAATGTGCTCAACATATCCAGGAACAATTCAATGGGATGCCTCGGGCTCCAGCTTGCAAGACCTTTTCATTGGAAACATAGCCGCCCTGAATATCACTGGAGATCAGAACGAATTCGCGATGCCTGATGGCGGTGACCGGCTCACCGCGTATGTTGCGACAACCAATACCGGGCGCGGCAATACGTTTATCACATCGAATTCGTCGAGTCCCTATGGCGGTAATCAGCCAGGGAGAGCGCAATACTACGGCCTGCAAGCGAACGCCTTCGGGCCTTGCAATCTTTCTCATGGAGGACTGGCTTTCGACAGGCGCTCAGACTTCATCAACACTGGCGCGTCTAGCTACTATTTCAATTCTCAGGATTTGTGGATGTGGCCGGATGAATTGTTCAGCGGATTCGGCGGTGCCGGACAGATAAACCCTGTGCCCGACGCGAACTCTGAGACATGCGAAAACTTTCCCACGGTTTCGGGACTCAACTCCTATCTTTACGGCTCAAACGGAACCAACTTCTATATCGGCTCACAGATTCCATCGGGCAAGTTCCGCTTTTACGCCAAGATCGCGTCGGCGGCGAGTACGTCGAACTGGTCGATTTCTCTACAGGCGAACGAAGCGTCAGTGTGGACAAGCATTGCCTCATGCGCGACGGTTACCGGCGTCGGAACGAGTTATCAGGTGGCCTCCTGCGATGCAGATGCCACGGGGCTTGCAGGCGACCAGTTCCGCATCATTCTCAACTCCGCAACGCAGAACGGCGCGGTGGCGTGGGTGGCGATCAGGCCGGTTGACAGCGACACTCTCAGTACAAGTTTTACCCTCAGCGGTGGAAGTGCCTTGACCGGCAATCAGGGTACGGGAGTCAAGCTTCAGCACTCAACAGGGAATCCGAGCACGGGCGGCATGGCGGTATACGATGCGGCCGGCGACACGATCAACGCGGTTACGCCGTCAGTAAATGCCGCCGCCTGTTGGAAGGCCAACGGTGTGATTGGCTATTGCTCAACCGCGGTGGCTTCAAATGGATCATGCACTTGCAATTGAAGGAGGCACAATAATGAAACGAGCATATGGCGACTCTTGATGTGCGGCCAATCAGTTACGCAGAGATTCTAGGCGCTTCGAACGCAGCAATTTTGCTTGCGGCCTACAGCGCGGAATGCTCGATCCCGGAGATTGGCGAGACGAACCCACAGCCGGAAATGTACGCGCAAATGGAACGTTCCGGCATGTTCCAATCTTTCGGCGCGTTCGCAGGTTCCGAGTTAATTGGATTTGCTTCGGCGCTAGACTTTATGTTGCCCCACTATGGGCGAAAGATTGCGAATGTCGAAAGCCTCTTTGTGTCTCCGGTCTATCGCACTTGCCGCGCCGGAAATGCGCTCATGAATGCGATTGAGGCTTACGGGAAGGAGAAGGATTGCGAAGTGATCTCGTACAGTGCGCGGACAGGGAGCCAATTCGAGAGGTTGTTATCGTGCCTCCGGCCTTACCAGCGGACGAATGCGGTCTTTATGCGCTCCCTCCGGTAACACCCGAGGTTGAGGCAATGATCCGCGAGGCTTCTGCAAAAATAAGGCCGCATGAGGCAAGTTTCAGGTGCAAGATGGAGCACCATTTGCACGGCGGGATGTATGCGCGTACATCGCGGGTTGCTCCGAATATGGCTTTTACCAGCGTCATGATCAAGATTCCGACTCTAGTTATTGTTCATGGCGAATGCTGCGTGTTTGTCGATGGTAAATGGCATATTATGAGTGGCTACAACGTGCTCGCAGCCAGCGCCCATCGCATTCAGGCTTATGCCACGTTTGGAGAAAATGAAACAGAAATCACGATGCTTTTCCCATCCGCTGCGAAGACTGTAGAAGAGGCAGAGGCAGAGTTTACAGATGAATCGGAAGACTTGCTCTCTCGAAGGAGCAAAGAGGCATAAATGAGCGGAATCGCAACAGGCACGGCGTTACTTATTGGCGGTGGTCTGGCGGCGGGGGGAAGCGTTGCCAGCGGCATCATCGGTTCGAATGCCTCTCAAAACGCAGCCTCTACTCAGGCTACCGCTGCTGAGAATAACGCTGCGATGCAGGCGGATCTCGGCCAGGAATCGCTTCAGAATGAGAATTACCAGTACCAACAGGCCCAGGCCAATGACCAACCGTGGCTACAGAGCGGAGCCAATAACCTCGCAAGCCTCGATTATCTACTTGGACAGGGCGGCACGAGCGGCACCGTGGGAAGCAACACCACTGGAGCGAGCCAAACGCTAAGCATCCCCGGCGCCAACGGCACGGTAACGCTCCCCGGCGTCCAGGGATTGCAGGGAACGGCAAACACGAATCTAGGCGCTTATGGCTCACTGATGCAGCCTTACTCTGGGGGGCAGTTCGCGGCTCCCACGGCAGCACAAGCGGCGGCATCTCCGGGTGAACAATTCGCGCTCCAGCAGGGCGAAGGCGCCGTGCAGGGCAGCGCCGCCGCGAACGGCTCACTTCTTACCGGCGGCACGATGAATGCCCTTGACCAGTATGCGCAGGGGCTCGCCAGCACCAATTACAACAATGTTTACAATCAAGCGCTCCAGACCTACAACACGAATTACAATACTTGGGCGAATCAGAACGCGACCAAGTACAACGAACTCGCCGCGCAATCGGGACTGGGGCAGACGACGGCGCAGCAACTGAGTTCAGCGGGCCTCCAAAGCGCCGGCCAGGTAGCGAACACGCTCAGCAATACTGGGCAGCAAGTCGGGCAGCAAAATACAAACGCGGCCGCAGCGACGGCATCAGGGTACGTCGGAAGTGCGAACGCCTTGGGAGGCGCGATCAATGGAGGCACGAATAGCTTGAGCCAGATGTTGCAACTGTATTCGCTTCTGGGGAACAACTCAAATACCGCCAACTATAACCCTGGCTCTTCAGGCCAACCAGTAAACCCTGGCTCTTCAGGCCAACCAGTAAACTATAACTCTTCAGGCCAACCAGTAAACGAATTGGGGGCATCCGTATGAGTTCGATTCCTCTCCCGGCTTTAGATGTACGCCCGCCCTCTCCCTCGCCTAACGTGCTGGAGCAGTACGGGCAACTGATGCAGATAAAGAATCAACAGGCTATGCAACCATTGCAGCAGCAAGCCGCCCAGCAACAAGTGCAGCAGGGCGGCCTTGAACTGCAACAGAGGCAGCAGGACTTGAAGGACCAGCAGGGAATCTCTAAGTGGTTTATGGGTATTGACCCGTCTGATCCGAACGCTTTCGATCCCATTAAGGTCGGCAAGACACTTGCGCAATCCGGAGTCTCTGGCAAGGGCATCATGGCTGCCCAACAGCAACTCATGCAGCACCAGCAGACCGTGCTGACCATGACCAAGGATCAGCTCGCCAATCAACAGGAGCTATCGAATAACGTCTATAACGGCATCAATGGCGTTATAGGCGTGACCGACCCGCAACAGCGCGCGCAATTAATGACGCCGTTGATTCAGACTGCCGTCCAGGCCAAGGCGATCCAGCCGCAACAGGCTCAGCAGATGATGCAGAATCCGGCGGCGATTACGGACGATCAACTGAAGTCGATGCAGCATGGGCTCGGGGTCAGTTCCGCATTCCTTGCGTCGGTTGCGAGAATGCAGACAGCGCAGACCGGCGCGCAGACGGCAGGAATCAAGGCCCCCGGCGAACAGGCTACATCGGATTCGCTGGTGCTCAAGAATGCGGCGCAACAGCTTGCGGCGTCTCCTGACCAGGCGACCTATCAGGCCGCGCTTGGCGAGTTGCCGATGAAGATTGCGAAGAACTTTCCGCAACAGTTTGACCAGCAGAAGGTTCTTCAAGCTGGAATGACACCTGCCGAAGTTGTGACCTCACAGGCCACAGCATCCCAAAGGAATGAAACGAACAGTTTCCGCCAGCAGACATTGGGACTTGAAGCGCAGCGCACGGCACTCCAGCAACAGCAGATGGGAATTGGAACGAATGGGCAACCAAGTGATCTGGCCCAGGCTATCGCGAGTGGTCATATTCCCCTTGACAGAATGGGGTATTTGCTTGCTCGGAATCCTGTTTTAATTTCAAAAGTGATGCAGATTGATCCATCCTTTGACGGCTCGAAAGCCCAATCATATCCCGCGACGTACAAGGATTTTACCTCCGGGAAAACCAGCATTGCAATCAACTCTGGAGGGACGGCTCTTTCCCATCTCAACGAACTCCAACAAATGAACACAGTCGAGAGCCATATTCCAGGAACTCCCGACTATAACGCCTACCAGAACAAGGCCGACACCGTAGCCTCCGAACTCGCGAAATTCTACGGCGATGCTACTATTCCCGCGATTGATGCTATTAAGAAGACGCTCACAGCGCAACTCCCCGGAAACCGGAAAGCAGCGATCCAGACGCAGGCGCAGTCGATGGGCGATAAACTGGACAGCTTCCAGCAGCAATGGCAGAACGCCGCCCCCAGCAAAGCATACGAAGCACCGATGCCTGGTATCAGCCCGCAGGCGATTAAGGCGCGGGCCGCACTCGATCCCTCTTTCGCCGCGAGAATGAACCAGGGTAACGCCACTCCACAGGGCGCTTCGGTACAAAACAATAGCAATGATCCGTTTGCGCAGTTCGGCGGAAAGGCTCACTAATGGCAACCACTCCGCAGCTTTATACCGGCATCAGCGCCACTCCAAGGCCTCCGCTAGATTCCTCTCGGGAAGGAATCTCCACGCCTCCTAATGGCGGAGAGGTGTCTAACGTAAACAATCCTCCGCCGGAGAATACCACCATAACGATGCTGTCACCCGATGGGCATACGGGAGATGTTCCGATTACGAATGTTTCGGCAGCCAAGCAGGCAGGATTCAAAGTGGCCGTGCAGATGACTTCTCCTGACGGGAAAAATGGGTATATCCCCGCTGAGAGTGTTCCCGATGCCGCAGCGAAGGGTTTCAAAATGGTTCCGCTCGAAGTACCAGACGCTGCAAAGGCAAGCTACTGGGATGCACTCACAAATCCTGTCGGCTCTGGTGGCCGCGATCAAGGTGTTCTCGGGGGCGCGCTCCAAGTTGGTGGCCAAGCGGTCAAGGCGATGGTGCAGCCGGTGATTCACCCCCTCGACACGTTAGAGGGCCTGTACAACACGGTGCGCCATCCTATCGATACTGCCAAGGCCATCGGGCAACAAGTACAGAACGATTACCAACAAGGCGGCGTTCCGCTGGCAGCTGAGAACTTGACAGGGCAGGCGTTAGGAGCCTACGAAGGCGGACGCATTGCCGCACCAGTCGCAAAGGCCGCGATGAATGCCGTGCCGAACGTAGCGGGCCGCGCAGTTCTGCTTGGCAAGACGCCGGAGGCTGCATACGAAAGCGCCATGAAGCCGGGAACCACTATCAGCCAAGCGGATCGGGCTTCGATGGTGCAGACCGGGCTTCAGAATGCCATCCCGGTATCCAAGGCAGGCGTGGAGAAGCTCGGCGACTTGATCGACGATCTCAACGACAAGATCAAGGGAACCATTGCGCAAGACCCGACACGGACGATTGATCCGAACGCAGTAGCAACGCGCATTCAGCCAACGCTCGATAGATTCGGTAATCAAGTTGTTGCACAGCCGGATTTGAACGCTATCGAAGCGACCCGTCAGCAGTTCCTCGCCGAGCGCGGAGCTCGTCCGGGTGTCCCTGCTATCCCCCCTCAGCCAACTGGAATACTCGATGCGTATGGGCGATCTGTAATGAATGGTGGAACACCCGCAGTTCCTCCAACCCCAGCCCCTCCGATGAATGCTATTGACGCGCAAGCCATGAAGCAGGGAACCTATGGTGTGCTTAAGGGTAAATATGGAGAGCAGGGAAGCGCAACGGTTGAGGCTCAAAAGGCACTTGCGCGTGGTCTGAAAGAAGAGATCGCTACGCAGTTTCCAGAAATCAGCAACCTGAATGCCGCAGAGGGGAAACTGTTGGATTTGCAACCAGTTCTTGAGCGTGCTGTGAATCGCATCTCTAACCATCAGATCATTGGGATTGGAACGCCTGTTGCTGGAGCAGCAGCGACGGCTGTTACTGGCAGCACTACGCTCGGCAAAGTGGCGATGGTTGCAAAGGCGGTGCTGGACAATCCCAACATAAAGTCGAGGTTAGCTATCGCGGTGAGCAAGGGCGGAAAGATTCCTTATGCTCAAGCTCTCGCTCGCGTTCAATCCTACGCAACATCTCTTGGATCGTTTTCTTCCGTTGGACAGGAGAATTCGACCGGCGACACTCCCAATCAATCAGCGCAACCGCAACAGTGACAGCGATCCACGCGAAGGCGCAGCCGACGATTAACGATTCCAGCATAAATTGAGGATACGCCTATGCCATGGACACGTAAACAGGTGCGCCTACTCTTGAGCAAGTATTCCCCGCTTACCGCGGCACAGAAGGCCAAGGATAAGCAGGAGCTTCACCAGAACCCATCTCTAGGTCACGCGAAAAAAGGAAGTCAGGAGCTAAAAAAGTCATGAGTCGACTCGCAAAGATGATAGGATTGACCGCATTGTTCTCGCTTGCGGCAATGGCACCGGCGCAGAATCTGAGCACATCGAGCGCCGACATTCCCACTCAATCACCGATGCAATGACTTTCACCGCAATCCAAGCGAAGGCATACCCAATGACGAGTGTTTCTAACATGCTCAAAGGATACAGCAAAATGACAAGACGAGTTCTTTTATTTACATGGGCGCTTATCCTCGCCTCATGTTGCTACGCCCAAAACACATCCACATCAGGAACGATCAACGCCGCCGCGACGAGCAATCAATGCACGGCGCGTGGATGCGTGTATTTTCAGGTTCCCCCCAATACGGCATGGGTGACTATTCAAGTCTCCGGCACTTGGTCGGGTACGCTCCAAGTCTATTCGGTCACTTCGCCGAATGCTAGCTTTCAGAATCTCAACTCGCAGACATGGAGCCTGCAAGCGCAGATTACAGGTAATGGAAATTGGTCCGTTGCCAACGGGCTTTCTACCTTCGTGCTTGTACAGGCATCGAGTTTTTCTTCCGGGGCCGCTCAAATCAACATGACGGCATCTCCAGACGGAACCCCTCTTAATAACCCGGTGTTCCCTGGCACCATTACGGGAACCGGGTTAGAAGCTAACAACGGTGGATCATCCTCGAATTGCTGGCTAACAAACGGAAGTTATGCCAACTGTTCTGGCAGCGGCGGAGGAAATCTCTCCGGCACACTGACATCGGGGTACTATCCAATTGCGACCGGGACAAACACCCTTGGAAACGGAACGATTGATTACAACGTGACTACTCCAGATCAAGTGACGCTTGATTCCACCCAAGATGCCAGCACCACTTTCTATTCTGTATCTTCCGGAGAAACGGATATAGTGGCAGCTAGCGGCGGCACGGCAGAATTAGTTTTGGGCGATCCCGTAAATGGCACAAATTTGATTGACACGTCAACTCGTGGTCTAGAGCTTATCAGTAGCGCGGGAACTCAGATTCAAGACAACAGCAGTAGTGGAATAACAATATATGAGGGAGGTCCTAGTGCCTCTAGTAGCTACATCACACTAGAAACTAGTTCCGGTCCTATATTACTCGAGACAGGAACCACCTTCCAGTTGCTCGTCACTCCTGCTGGTAACGCGATAGATTTTGGCATCACCACTCCCAACGTTCTTACTTTGGTAGCACCTGTGCTTACCAACGGGGCCACCGCCACCACTCAGCCTGCGGGGGATTCCAGCACCAAGATAGCCACCACAGCATTCGTAATTTCGCAGGGGACGATCTCGGCTGGTCCCGGCCTATTCGGCGCTTCTGCTCTTAACACTGTCATTGCTGGAACGAAGGCATCTCAGGCTGGTCACTTTACCAATCTCCAAGTCATTGCTTCTCTTGGTGGCACTTGCACCACTCCGCCACAGTTCAACGTATTCGATGGGACCAGCAACGTTGGCACCGCTGTTACGGCGACAGCCACTACCCAAACCAAGGGGAACGCCACTGTTCAGGCGCAGACGCGCACCTTCGCTGCCGGTGACCAAATCGGCATCTACATATCGACGGCTGGCGCGACCTGCACCACTGACTCTTTTGTAGTTACCGCACAGTATTCAACACCGTAGTCCCGATCACATAGGAGCCCTCATGCGCTGGCTGCTTATTTTCTTCGCCCTTTGCCTCCCGCTTCACGCGCAGCAGCCCCAGCGCGTGGCGACTCCCGGCTTCCTGATCGCCAACGGTGCCAGCCTGGGCGCAGCTGCTCTCGACGTGGCGATGACTAGACGTTGCATCGACGCGAACACCTGCCACGAGGCGAATCCGTTGATGCAGGGCAGCGCGGGCAGACAGTACAGTATCGCGCTCAGCACAGCGTTTGCAGGCAGTGTGATTGACTACGCGATGGAGAAGCATGGGCACAGGGTCGGACGCCTGGTGCCGTGGATTGTGATGGGCGTACACGGGTTCGGAGCGGGCATGGCGCTGAGGTTTTAGCAGGACCGGCGCATTGGGAATAGGGGAACAGAAGGGATTTCATGCGTGACCAATCAAAGCACTTGGAGAGGGCCATGGGCGACGTACAGATAGGGTTTCAATCGGCGCATGATCTAGCGAAGGAAATCGAGCGCCTGCAAAAAGAGCGCGATGCGCTGCTATTGGAGCGCGAGGGCAATCAAACGCAGCTGCTCCGGGCCCACGGCATCGCGCTTGAAGAACTGAACAAGAGTATGATTTTGGTGGTGGAGCGGACCAAGGACTTGCCGGACCTGGTAAAGCGGGTCTCCCGCCTAGAGCAATGGAAGGTGTTTATAGGTGGAATCGCAGCGTCGTTTACAAGCATCGGTGCAATTATCGGTTGG